AATTAAAATAATTAAATATAAGAAAAATTAAGTTTCGGTTAATCGGTTTTCAAACCAAATTTTATGCCAGGTCAAACAGCAAGAGAAAATGGAAAGAAAGGTGGAAGGCCAAAAGGTAGTAAATCAAAAGCAACTCTTAAAAGAGAAGCTGTGATAGCGGCCTTTAGAGATCGGGTTATGAGTGTCGCAGATCAGTTGTTAGACGCTCAATTAAGTTTATCTAAAGGGCAGACATTTCTTTATAAAATTGAAAAAGAAAAAGTAATTGGACCAAAAGGAGGAGTATCTTACAAAAATAAAAAGCCGGTGCTTGTTACCAATCAGGAAGAAATAGAAAGATATCTTGAACGATTAGTCGATGAGGGAGATATGGATGATGAAAATGATCCAGGTGATGCATATTATTACATAACTACCAAAGAACCAAATAACATGGCGATAGATTCAATGCTTGATAGGACATTTGGTAAGCCAGTCAATGCAATTGAATTAACTGGCAAGGATGGAGAAAGATTATTACCGATTCCATTGTTAGATAATATTCGCAAACAAAATGTTTCAAATAACAACAGCATTAAAAAAGATAATAGCGCTCACAAAGAGAATAAGAGCGGTTCAGGGTGGAACAAGCGCAAGTAAGACAATTAGTATCTTACAAGATTTAGTTGACCGGGCACAGCGAGATAAAATTCCAACATTGACAAGCGTAGTTTCAGAATCAATGCCGCACCTAAAGAAAGGATGTATTAGAGATTTTAAGAAGATATTAAAAGAACATAATTATTGGAAAGAAGATAATTGGGCAGAGACAGATAAAGTTTACACATTTGAGACAGGAAGCCAGATAGAATTCTTCGGAGCAGACCAGGCAGATAAGTTGAGGGGAGGAAGAAGAGATCGATTGTTCATTAACGAAGCGAATAATGTTAGTTTCCAGGCATTTGAAGAGCTTGAGGTAAGAACCAAGGAATTTGTATATCTTGACTGGAATCCGGTAAGTGAATTCTGGTTCTATACAGAGGTTTTGGGGAGGAGAGATGACGTAGAACATATTATTCTTACATATCAAGATAATGAGGCCATAGACGAAGCTACAAAGGCTTCTATCGAACAGAGAAAGAATCGAAAAGGATGGTATACGGTTTATGGACTTGGCCAACTTGGAGAAGTAGAAGGAAAGATTTACAAAGATTGGAAGATTATTGATGAGATACCGCACGAAGCACAACTGGATGGATATGGATTAGACTTCGGGTATACCAATGACCCGACAACGATAGTAGCGGTTTATAAATACAATGGAGGAATAATTTTAGACGAGATTGTCTATCAGAAAGGATTGTCGAATAAGCAGATAGTTGACTTACTGGAGACCCAGACAAAAGGAATAGTAGTAGCTGATTCAGCAGAGCCAAAGAGTATCGATGAGGTTAAGAGTTACGGAATAATGATTGTTCCGGCCGTAAAGGGACCAGATTCAGTTAATGCAGGCATACAGTTCATTCAAGGACAGAGAATATCAGTTACGAAGAGGTCAGTCAATATCATAAGGGAATACAGAAATTATTTATGGGAAACTGATCGAGAAGGTAAAGTATTAAATGTTCCAGAGCATTCATTCTCGCACAGCATGGATGCGATTCGTTACAAGGTTGCTTATAAAATGGTCAAAGAAGAATTAGAAAAAACAAACGTATGGCACAAAAAACAAAAAGTAAATCCAGCAAGGTAAAGCTTAAGGTGGCCGCAAAAAAGGTTAAGGTTGCTTCGAAGGCTAAACCAAAGCCAAAGCAGGAGCCTAAAATAGGCAAGTACAAGCTTACTGTAGCTATTGGTGGAGAAACCTTTGAGACCCAGACAAATGACCTTAAGAAGTCAATTTTAGACCTTAAGCCGGCCAAGATTACTAACAAGGTTATTGTCAGAGTTGAGGAAGGAAAGAAGTTTATTGAAAAGATATTATTTGTCTTCCCGGCCAGGAGAGTATTTAATAATTCTGTTGCTGCAGAGTATTTTGTTAAGAATATTTTATTGTCATTAAAATAAAATGGATATTTACGAATATATTACAAACGAAGAAACTAACTATCAAGCACATGGAGTTCCGATTGTAGATGGTTATGAGTGGTCAATGTTTAAACACATTAAACTTTCTACTCTTTATAAAAATAGTCAATACGAAACTGGTAAGTCTGATGATAAGCCTTTTAGAAATATCATTAGGCCAATTCTTAATGTTGCTTACAGATCGGAAGGTTTCGATGCCAAGAATATTGAACCGTATGTTGATGACGCTCAGAACTTCTATAAGTCGTTCTTAGTAAGAAAATATCACAATAGATTTGCAAGAAGAGAAGATTTAGACAGTTTTATTGATGATGTTGTAGAGTCTTATGTTGATTATGGCCTTTCATTAGTTAAAGACGTTAAAGGAAAGATTCCTGAATTAGTATCGTTATTAAGAATTGCTTTTTGTGATCAGACAGATATTCTTTCCGGACCAATTTGTGAAAAACATTCTTATTCTCCGGATCAACTTATTGAAATGGGAGGAAAATGGGATGCTAACAGAATTGAGGAAGCAATTACGATGGCTAAAGCCGAGAAAGATAATACTCAAAATGAAGGTCCAAAAGCTAAGACTCCGGGTAAATACATCGAAGTCTATGAATTACACGGAATGTTACCGGAGGATTGGTTGATAGATAATGGCCAATCGGGTAAGTACGTTAGGCAGATGCAAATAATTACCTTTTATAAGAATGGAAACAACGAAAAGAAAGGAATTACTTTATTTAAGGGACCAGAAAGAAAATCAATATATAAGGCTGAGAAAAGAGATCCAATATACGGCCGTGCTTGTGGATTCGGTGGAATTGAAGAATTATTTGAACCTCAGGTTTGGACTAATTACAGTATTATTCAAATTAAGGAAATGTTGGATGTAGCTTCAATGATGATAATACAAACATCTAATAAAACGCTTGCTCAGAAGAATAATGTTAATGATTTAGAAAAGGGAGCAATTATTGACAACGGAGGAGAATCAATAACCCAAGTTAATATTCAGCCAATTAACATTGACGCTTTTAATAGGTCAGTAGTTGAATGGAATGAGCATGCAAAGACAACCGGTTCAGCTAATGATGCTCAGTTAGGAGTTTCTCCTAATTCTGGAACACCGTTTGCTCTTCAAAACCTAATTACAGCAACAGGACAAGGATTGCATCAATACAGACAAGGAAAGATTTCTACTTTCTTTTCAGAAATATACAAGGATTGGATTCTTCCTAAATTGGTCGACGAAATGAATCAAGGCGATCAATGGTTAGAAGACCTAACAATGGAAGAGATGGAATATATCTCAGACCAGATTTCTATTAAAGCATCAAATCGTGAAGCGGTAAGATTAATTGTTGCCGGTAAGAAACCGACACAAGAAGAAATAGATGCTTTTAGGGAGAACTTAAGGATGGAATGGATGAGGGGGGGTAGTAAAAAGTTTATTCGTTTAGCTAAAGATGAATTTAAGAATATACCGATTGAAGTTTCGGTTAATATTGCAGGAAAGCAAAAAGATTTAAGTAAGATGACTGCAGACTTATCGAATATCTTTAAACAGGTTTTTGCTAATCCAGCAGTATTAAAGATTCCAGCAATGGCAAAGATTTTTAATCAAATATTAGAATATTCAGGATTTTCAATGGTAGATTTCTTGGGATTAGAATCGGTCTCTCCAATACAAAATAATCCACAAGAAGTATTAAATTCTACAAAGAAAATTACCGAAGCATTACCGGTAGCATAATTATAATTTATTAATAAAATGTCAGAAATTTTAACAGATGCAGAAAAAGATTTAGTCGCTAATTTCAATCTTAACACTAAGATGAAGGAGGCGGTAAGAAAGGTTTTACTTCAAGGAATTTACGATAATGGGGTTATTAAGATAGGAGAAGAGCATAATCCTGTACAGAATTGGGCCCTTTCAATAGCTTTTGATGATAAAAAAACATCTGAAGAGAAAGGACAATTATTAACAGCCGTAGCTGAAGGTATCAGATTTTTAAAAACAGCTTTTGAGAAATTAGATAATTACAAATTAGTTAAAAGCGTCGAACCTAAAAAAAATAAAGCAAGGTAATAAATAAAAAACATGTCAAATATTAAGCACTTAAGTGCATCAGAGTTATTAAAAACAGGTCATGGAAGATTAAGAGGAATATTCTGTGCTTCTGCTTCTGGATCTCCTTCAGTAAGAGTAGGAGATGCAGTTAATGGTAATGATGAAGTGGCAGATAAAGCAACCGGAGTATTGACCCTTACCGGAGCAATCGTTCCGGGAAGTCATGCAGAGTCAGTATTAACAAGTAATGCTACTTTACCGGCAGTTTTAACGAAGGCAGCAAAAGCTTTGACTTTCTCTAATGTAGTACATGAGGCTGAAACAATCACAATCGGTTCAAGAGTATACGAAATCGATTCTGATAATTCAGTCATCGGAGCACATGTAAAGGTTGATGTCTCTGCAGGAACAAAAACTCAAGCAGCCGGTGTTCTTACTTTAGATGGTGTAGTAATTGACGGGGAGACTTTCACAGTTGGTTCTGAAATATTCGAGTTTGATACAGACGGTATTGTAGTTTCTGGCCATAAAAAGATTGATATCTCTTCTTTTGCAGTTGCAGCTCAAGGATTGCTTACTTTAGGAGGAGCAAAACCTGGTAATACTGAGACTATCACTATCGGCACCAGGGTTTACACTTGGAAGACAACATTGACTGCGGCCGTAGACGAAATATTAATTGGTTTGAATGTAGATGACTGTATTGATAATTTAGTCGCTGCTCTTAATCACACCGGAGTTGAGGGTACTCAATATTCTACCGGTACGGTAATTAATACTCAAGTTACGGCCACTAAAGATTCAGGAACAGCCATGACTTTAACAGCCAAAGTTCCTGGATTAGCTGGAAGTTCAATTGCTACCACAACTACAATGGCTGATGGAGCTAATATCTTTGACAGTACTACGTTGGGAGTAAAGACTGAAGGAGTTGACTGTACAGCAGTCAATGCTGACGGACAAATCGTTTCAGATTTTAATACTCTAACAGCTCTTGATATTACAGCAGCTCAAGGAACAGGTACATCAGTTAATTTTTCAGCAGATACTCCTGGTGCTCAAAATGGTTCAGCCGGTAACGTAGTTTCAACTGAGACTATGGCACATGGTTCATTTGCTACAGGAACATTTACTGGTGGATCGGAGGCAACTGCTGCAGAAGCTTCAACGGCTTTAATTGCTGCCATTACAGGTGATACAGCCGTAGTTTTAGTTAATGCAACCTCAGGAGGCGCTGGAGTGACTAACGTAGAAGCTAAAACAGGAGGTGTAGCAGGAAATTCTATTGCCTTAGCTGAAACTTGTGCAAACGCAACATGGGCAGCCGGAGCCACAGCATTATCAGGAGGTTTAGATGCAGACACCGTAACAATTGGTTCAACAGTTTATACTTTTGTCTCGGCATTATCAGTACCAGCGGTGGCTTATGAGGTAATGGTAGGTGCTAATGCGGCCGAAGCGTTAGATAATCTAAAATCAGCTATTAATGGCTCAGCGGGCATTGGAGTAGCATATAGTACCGGAACAGTTAAGCATCCGGATGTAGTCGCTACCGATAATGCGGCTACTACTCAAAAGATAGTAGCTCGAGTTCCTGGAACAGCGGCAAATACAATAGCAACCACAGAAACATCAAGTTATCTTACATGGGCTGATACCACTCTTGGAGGTGGAACTGGAACAAGTACTCCCGGAGTAGCACCGGAAACAGTCACAATAGGGATCAGAGTTTATTCATTCGTTGATGTGTTATCAGAAACAAACGGAGCGGATGCAATTGTAGACCAGGTTCTATTTGGGGCTAATTCAGCGGCCGCTTTAGATAATTTGAAATTAGCCATAACACACGGTTCAACAGAGGGTACAGAATATTCAACTGGAACAGTGGTCAATGCTTTAGTAACAGCTACAACCAATACTGATACAGAACAAACATTAGAAGCATTGGTAGCGGGGACAGGGGGCAATAGTATCGCAACTGAAACGGATATTGCCAATGGAAGTTTCGCAGAAACAACACTTACGGGAGGTTTAGCAGCCAATAAAGTAATGGTGAACACCTTTACTCCGGTAGCGGGTACATTCTATCCGTTAGGCGGAGAAGACGGGGTAGATTTCACGGTCGGACTTTATATTACTGTAGTAGCAACCTGTGAGTTGTCAGTGATATTTGATTAATAATTAATAAAGTAAAAATATGGGTACATCAAGTCGTTCATCTTTAGGGAAAAAGTTGTTATCAAAAAATTCCAAGTCAGGTCTTGGTTCATTGCAGATGGCCAGAATCATTTACGACTATGCTGTAGATGGTGGAGCAGCTGCAGCAATCACACCGAAAAAGAACGTGGAATTGCCAGATAACGCAGTTATCGTCGGTGGAACAATTAATTCTACCACTGCAGTAACCGGTGCGTTGACCAATCTAACCATTGGAACATCGGCCGGATCTTCAGCAAGCGCCTTATTGGGTTCAACGAATAAAAGTTCGTTGGGAGCTGATGCTGTCGTCAATGCGGTTCCGGTATTTGCAACGCCGGTTAAATTGTCGGCGAAAGGAAAGGTAACAATTTCAACCGGAGTTATTGAAATTACATTGTTCTATTTCGTCGCAAACGCATAGTAGAACATTAACAATTGAATATAAGCACTACAAAATTCTTGGGGGGGTCAGCTGGCTTCCTAAACAGTTTGGTAGTGCTTACTGTTTGGAGGCAAGCTGGCTCTCTCAGGAGAGTCAGTTTTTTTGTTAGGTTATCACTCCTTGAAAAGTGCTTGGCAGTTATCAATTCTGCCGAGAGTAAAAATTATTAACGGGTTATCCCTCCCAACCAAAAAAGGCAATAACATTATCATTTATGGCAAAAGAAAATGAAGTCGGAAACGACAACGAAGAGGTAGAAGAATTAGAAGACCTTCCCGAAATAAAGGAAGGAGAAGATGACACTACCGACTACAAAGCTTTAGCAAAAAAGAATCATGGGATAGCAAAAAGAAATGCTACCAAACTAAGTAAACTTAACGAAAGAATTAAAGAACTTGAAAAAGGTTCTAATAAGGAAGAGCTTGGTTCAGATGGAAAACCTAAGGCTGCGAAGGAAGAAAAAAAAGAAGTTTTAGATAAGTTAGACAGAGCTGTTCTAAGGTTTGAAAAAATAATCGAGCCAGATGAAATTGCTCTTGTTGAAACATACATTAAGGAAACAGGAAAAGACATTGAAGCAGTATTGGCAAGTAAACACTTCCAAGCTGAACTTCAAGAAATGCGAGATTTAGCAGCTACAGATAATGCTATTCCCGGAGGAACTAAACGTTCAGGAAATAGTGCTATCGATACTGTTGAATACTGGTTAAAGGCTGACAAATTGCCACCGGTAGACCAGGTAGAACTTCGTAGGAAAGTTGTTAACGCAAAGATTGGAAAGGAAAAAAGCCAGTCTCACTTTTCTGACAAACCTGTTGTATAGTCTAAATTTCTTTTCATTATTAGTTAATTAAACAAACAAAATGGCTATCGTATATCAAGAAGATTGGGCCGTTAAGTTGCAAGAAAGACTTGACGAACCGATTAAATGGAAAGACATCTGCAGGGTTGAATACACTAACGACAGAGTATTACACAATCCTTATAAAACAGATGCCTCAGTTGCAGTTTTAACTCCCTATACACCGTATTCTCCAGCCCAAGTAGCTTTGAATGATGAATCAGTTACTATCGACACTCACGCTGTCGTACCTGAAATCATTGACAGAGCAGACTTAGCACAGTCTAAGTACTTGAAGCAAATGGAAATCGCTGCTGATCAGGGAACTTTATTGAACGAAGAGATTGAATCTAAAATCTACGCTCAACATGGTCAGTTTACAGATTTTGATAACTCTAAAATCGGTGGTGGTGCTGGAAACATTACTGTTTCAAGTTCAAACATTGACGACATTATTAGAGGAATTAAAAGAGAAATCAGAACAGCTAAAGGTGGTAAATTACTTGCCAGAAACGGAGGATTTATCGTTTGGAGACCAGCTGATTTCGAACTATTAGAAGCTTTCATGCAGGCTAATGGTACTGCTACAGCTGATAAGGCTTTAGCAAAAGGAGCAGAAGATGGAATAGAGTACATGGGAATGACCCACTACGCTTCAAATCTTTTGACTTCAGGACACTTGTTCGCAGGAGTTAAGAAATTAGCTCACTTAGGAATCTTAAAGGATACCTATGGACAGATTATGGTTAACGAAAAAGACCCTGGAAATGTTTCTGGTGTATCAATCGTTTCCAGAATCGATTATAAGCTAAAAGTTTGGGCAAAAACCAAACCAGTCTTATTCGACGTTTTAGTCGCCTAAGTTGCTTGTTACCTCAGCTCCTTCGTGGGGGCTGAGATTAGCAAACAATAATTTATAAAAAAATGTCATTAGTATTCAGCGATCCAACAAATAAAAAAGGAATAGTGGAATTAATAGATAGAAATTGTAATACAACCAGCATTACATATCCATTAGTTGATAAAGCGGCCGATGCGAATTTAGCCTTAGATGCTTTCTTTGCGATAGCAATTCAGGCATCCGGTAAATGGCAATTAGATGACTCTAATCATGCTAAGGACCCGATTATATTAACTGATCTTGTAGATGGTCAAAGAGATTATCACTTTACTGTCGATGAACAATCAAATCTTATTTTAGATTTTTATAGAGTAATGGTGGCCGATGAAAATGGCAGATTCTATGATTTAGATTTGGTAGACCAGCAAACTAAAAGTCCAGAAACGATTCCAATGGTTGATGGCCAGGAAGTAAAAGGTAAGCCAAACAAGTATGACAAAACTGCTAATGGAATATTTCTTGACCCGGTTCCTGATTATAACTACACGAAAGGATTAAAAATATTCATCAATAGAGAGGGTTCATACTTTGTCAGTACGGATACTACAAAGAAGCCCGGTATTGCTGGAATCTTTCATGAATATTTAGCTCTTAGACCAAGCTATCAATATGCTCACAGGAAAGGATTACCCAATGCGAAAGCATTACAAACAGAAATGCTTTTAATGGAAAAGAAAATTGATGAGTATTACGGCAAAAGAGCGAAAGACGAAAGGCCAGTATTAAAAGGTCGCATAACAAGTTTTAGATAATTAATAAATAAAAAAACAAAATGGCAGTAGCACTAACAAAAATTAACAGTTTCGTTGAGAACCTTGCTAAAAAACTAATTGATTTAAGTGGAGCAGCTTTAACTGTTGCCTTAACTAATACAGCCCATACAGACACTTGGGATGAATTAGCAGATCTAACTCAGATTTCTTATACCAATTTATCAGCAAGAGTATTGACTGTAACTTCTTGCGCTCAAACAGCCGGAACATTGAAATTAGTATTGGCTGATTTAGTTTTAACAGCTTCAGGAGCAGTTGGACCATTCCAGTATATTTACATTTACGATGACGGATCTACGGGCGACAAATTGATTGCTTACTACGATTATGGTTCAGCCGTAACATTGGCTGCAACCGACACCTTCACTATTGATTTTGACCCGACAAATGGCGCTTTGACGATTGCGTAGTTATACACTGCTCTTCTTTTAACTCATTTTGGGAGGGCAGTAATATGATTATAAATCCATTAGAATATATACAAAAGAATTGGGATTTTAGTAAAAGCAGTGAACAAAATGCTGTATATTTTAATACTAGACAAAAAAGAGAACAAAAACAAA